CAGAATTGGCTTGCCCTGTTCAAGTCAATGGGGATGGACGGAGCGCCTAGGGCTCTGACCAAGAAGCCTGTCATGACCCTGCCCTATGGCAGCACTATGCAGGCGTGCACGCAAAGCATCTTCCGATGGGTGCACGAGGAGGCCAAGGACTTCTTCCCCAAGAATACGAACTTCAAGCACGCCATCTACCTGTCACCACTACTGTGGCACAGCATCGGCGAGGTGGTAGTGGCAGCACGAGTAGCGATGTCATGGCTGCAAAAGTGCGCAAGCGTGACGGGCAAGGAGAACTACCCGCTGCTGTATGCATCGCCACTAGGCTTCCCTGTGTATCAGGCTGTGATGCACCAGACATTGCGCAGAGTGCAAAGCATCATTGGTGGCACTATGGAGATTTTACTAGCAGAACCCACCAAGCAACTCGACGTTCGTAAGCAACGTCAGGGAAGCAGTCCTAACTTAGTGCATCACGCAGACGCCACACACCTGATGATGTGTGTCAACGAAGGGATAGCCGAGGACATAGACTGCTACGCTCTGATCCACGATGACTTCGGTGTGCACGCCAGTCGTGTGGACACTTGGCAACGGATCATCAGAGAACAGTTCGTGAAGCTGCACACTGACCATGATCTGCTGTCAGACTTCAAGGAGTTTCACGAGCACCGCAACGAGATCATGCTACCAGAGTTGCCCGACCGTGGCGACCTCGACCTGAATAGTGTGTTGAAATCGTTGTATTTCTTCGGATGAAAAGACGATCAGGGGCTATACAGAACAGATGCCCCGGTATCTGTTACACCTTATAGACCCTCCATGAGTGGCTACCCGAAGGCCCCAAAGGCCGTAGGGAAGCCGCCATGGGTAGGAGGACTAATGAATACATACGCCGAGCTATCAGACGAGGAACAGATAACCCTCGCTGCTGAGTGTGTTGGGCGTGGAGTTCCAATACCCCATGAGATCAAAGCCGTGTTAGGACACGTTATCATTGACCTCATAGAGAACCCCGGAGCACAACATGGGACTAACTGCTGAACCAACAGTCCCCGCCATACATCCGGTAATACTGGAGCGGCTTCAAGCGAAGCTGCACCCGGTAGACTTTAACCGGGACTCTAACCTGTATGACGCGGGCTACGAACAGGCTAAGAGAGACATCATCCGGTTCTTGGAGCAGGCTTTGAACAAGCCGCTACCGGCATTCGTGCCTAACGAGAACAAGAGCCGGTCAGAGAAATGGTGGTGGCAGCGGTGATACGCAAGGCCACCATCGACGACATGCACCAGATCATACCTCTTGCTGTGAAGTTCAACGACACTTACTACAAGACACCGCTCGACATGGTCAAGGCCATCATGGTTATGACCTACTGTATCGAGGAGGGTGTTGCGTTCATAAGTGGCACTGGCTTTATCGGCGGTTGTATTGTCGATGACCTCCTGAGAGACAGAACGATACTGCAAGAGGTAGCATGGTATTCCGAGGGACGCGACGGTGTCGCACTCCTCGACGCCTTCATCAAGGAAGGTCACGAGCTAGGCGTGGATGAAACACGCGCCAGCACACTCGCAACAAGTTCACCGATAGTCGGGCGCATCCTCCAACGAAGGGGGTTTGTCCCTCTGGAGACGAGCTACAGACTGGAGATGAGCGCATGGCCGCAATCACCACAATCGTTGCCATCGCCGGAGTAGCTGCCGCAGTCGGAGGGACACTGTCCGCCCGAGCCATAGCAGCGAAACAGGAGAAGGCATCGAAGAAGCGAGCCGACAAGGCGCAGGCCGCTGCACTGGCGAAGGCGCCCTCAGCGACTACTGCTGCCGACATTGCGCTCGCTACGACTGACCGAGAGGATCGCAGAGGCCGAGGTTCGGCTGCTCGTAAGCGACGTGCCGATAGTCTCGCTACTGCCGCACCATCGGCAAGCGCTGCTGGAGGGCTGTAACAGATGTTCCCGGTTCATGACGGCAAACTGAGCACGCTGTGGTCAGGTATGGATGCGGAGAAGGGGGACCTAGTCTCCCGCTCCGAGAATTATGGACTGTGGACTATCCCGAGCATCACTATGGATACGACAGAGCATGATGAGGGTGAAGCACCCGAGGGCCACGTTGTGGTCGGGTCGCGCCTTGTCAACCATCTGTCCAACCGTATCGCGGATACCATGTTCCCGCACGACAGGCCGTTCTACACCTACGCCTTAACACCAGAGAGCCAACTTGCGCTGGAGAAGGAAATCGGTGCAGACAACTCGGGCAAGATGAACGACATCATTCGACAGTCTACCGCGAAAGTCGAGGAAGTCGGCATGAGGCTTATGAAGATGACAGCCTATCGACCGATGGCAGTCATGACTTTGAAGCACATGATCATCACGGGTAACGCCATGATCAAGCGCCAGCGTAGCAATGCTCGCATAGTCTACGGCATACGAGACTACTGTGTCCGCAGGGACATAGAGGGCTCTATGACTGAGGCGCTACTCAAGGACAACAAGAGGTTCGGCAACCTCAAGGTCGGCGTGCAGGAAGTGCTGCGCTCGGCCCGGGCGGACTACACGGAAGACAGCCTCGTTGTGCTATACAGCCACTACAAGCTGATGGCTGACGGGCGGTGGCAGTTCCAGCAAGCGGCTGACAACGTCATGCTTGCAGCGCCACAGTTCTTCGTGGAGAAAGACTTGCCGATCCTGCCGTTGACATGGTCACTCGCCAAGGGTGAGAACTACGGACGGGGACTGGTTGAGGACAATGCAATCGCATTCCATAACCTCAACGTGTTGACTGAGGCGCTCATAGACCTCATGGGTATCATGGCCGACCTGAAGTTCCTCGTGAAGCCGGGCTCGATGCTGGACGTTGAAATCCTTAACGCATCAGCACGCGGCTCCTACCATGTAGGTAACGAAGGTGACATCACAGTTCCAGAGATCGTATCTCGTGGTGATATCGTAGTCATCGCAGACAGTATCTCCAAATGGGAGCGTGAACTGTCGCAAGCCTTCCTGTTGAACTCAGCCTCGACCCGCGACGCAGAGCGCGTGACGGCAGAGGAGATCAGGGTCAACGCTCGCGAGTTGGAGAGTGCCTATGGTGGTCTCTACTCCAAGCTGGCTCTTGAGTGGCAGCAGAGCGAGGCAGACTATGTCACGAACAAGATCGACTTCCAGAAGCATCTTGGCGCACAAGCCAAACTGTTCGAGGTCGTGGTGGTCACAGGGCTTGAGAGTTTATCCCGCGAGGGGCAGCTTGATGCACTGAGACTGGCACTAGCCGACCTACAGATGCTGGATACTGTCCCCGAGGAGATCAGGGCAGTAATCAACCCACTCCTGTTCGCCAGCTTTGTCTTCACCAACCGTGGGGTCAAGTTGGAGAACTTCCTGTTCACTCAGCAGGAGATAACAGCCAATCAGCAGGCGCGTGCTCAACAGGAGCAGGACGCCATGAACGCGCAAGCACAGGCCAATGTCGTCGAGGAAGGCGGCAAGGCAGTGGTTGCACAAGATCAGCCATAAGTGGAGAGAGCAATGGCCGACGAAGACAAGGCAGCGGCGGAAGCAGCCGCCGCAGCAGAGGCCGCAAGAGTTGCCTCCGCTAACACCGACAAAGAGGCACTGAAGGGCAACCAGCCCCCGCCTCCACCGTCGAACACTCCTCCTGCAAAGGAAGCGACTGCCGAGGAGAAGGCCGCGCTTGCAGAGGCCGAGGCCGTGGCTGCGAAAGCCAAGACCGACAAGGATGCCGCAGACAAAGCGGACGCCGATAAGGTCGCGCAGGACGACAAGGATAAGACCCCACTGGACACCACCGTGTGGGGAACGACCGGCCACGAAGGTGCTGACGCAGCACTGGGCCTGTTGCAGAATGCGGGTGTCACGCCTGACGAAGCCAAAGCGATGCTGTTCGACGCAGTGTCAGAAGGCGACTTGTCGAAGGCTGACTGGAAAGCCATGGAAGAGAAGATCGGTGCCGACAAGACCAAGCTGGTCAAGATCGGCGCGGAGACCTTCCTCAAGGACAACGCAGAACGCAACGCAACGATCATCACCGACCTCACCAAAGTCGCAGGCTCGAAAGAGAACTGGGACAAGGTCGCAGCATGGGCCAAGGGCTCTATGGCTGACGAGCAGTTGGGAGAGTATCGGGAGATGATCGACGCCGGTGGAGCGCATGCGCGCTTTGCCGCATCGGAGATGCTCGCCGCCTACAACGGTGACGACAAGAACTCCAGCCTGACTACCTCGACGACTGTCGCGGAAGATGGCGACACTATACCCGGCAAGGCCGGGGAGGCCCTAAGCCGCCAAGAGTATGCGGCACGAATGGGCAAATTGCATCAGCGGGGCCGCAGGCCAACCGCTGCTGAAACAGAAGCACTGAACGCCGCACGAGCCAGAGGCCGCAAGCAAGGCGTCTAATAAGAAGGAGCCAGTAACATGGCCAATCCTCCGACCGACAGCACGCATCTCTCTGACTTCGTGTCTGCCGATATGATCGACCAGTATGGTGGAACAGTGGACACTCAGTTCGCGAAGAAGTCCATCATGCGCCACTTCGTTCCCGTCAAGCCCGTTCGGGACACCGATACGCTGATCAACCGGCGCGTCGGCAAGACCACGCTTCAGGCGATCACCCCCGGTGTTCGGCCCGAGGTGGACCAGACGCAGTTCGGCAAGGC